AGCCAAGGTTGTTTAAGTGCCTCCTTGGTTAGGCGAATTGTGTCCTTTAGACGCATAGTAGACCTCGTAGAATTTGACGATACCGTGAGTTATCATATTCCCCTGAGACACCCAATCGTGCGCGCACTCATAGATGCTCTGATTTGAATATTTAGGCGTACCATCAGAACTCAATTCCGATCCGAACTTCTGTAAAAGCAGTTTCAGACAGGATTGTCTAACTTTCATTTTTTGATCGGAATATCTCCAATCAGTCAGGGTATCCGTCATCGTCGTCAAAAATCTCGTCGTAATCATTTAGGGGAGAACCACCACTGTACATATCAATGCGTTCTCTGTCGATTTCCTTGTATAAATCAACGTCAGAGTAAACTTCTGATTCCAAGGATTCAATTAGGAGTTTCAAGTTTTTAACTATTAGTTTAAGTTTGTCTTTATCCATAGAAAATTACTTTACTTATAATTATAGACAAAAAAAGGGGAGAAGTCAATCTCCCCTATCACTAACTTTCCAGTTGCTTATGCCATATGACTTCAAATGAATCCATTTAGCATAACATATACCTCGATAAGTCAAAAATCCAAAAATTAATTTTGGATCATGCTTTATTGGATCAAAATCTGGAGGATCATTATTTTTGAAGATCTTCCACATTTGCCCTCCTACATTTTTTGAAGGAGAACAATTTCACCGTAGATAAGTCCAATAAATGTTACCATTGCCAAAGAACTCAGTCCGATGGTTTGTAACATAATCAAGCTCCTACGACTACAACAGGTTCTTTGTGCTTAATTCCACGATAGATTTCGTTGAACCAGCGAACTTGCTGTTTTGCCTTGAGCTCGTCACGACGCTCTTGGGTGTCATAAGTGGCACCACGATACACGACTTTAGCCATTTGTTTACTCCTGAATGAATGGATGATTAACCTTCTCATCTTTCGATGGATCCGTTTATCCGTTCCTTCAGTCGTTTGCGTCCCAGTAGCAATCTGGTGAAGATTCCTTTACCGTCTCTACCAACTCTACCTTTACCAATGCTGGCAAATCGTCATGCTTCGAAATCCGAATCATAAGTTCATCGGCTTCTTGGCATGTGAGAGTTGTGTTTAAGAGAATTAACTCTAACATGGGATGAACGCTCCGTTCCGCGACTTACTTGCGTCCTAACTCAGTGTTTGATTACATTCACCTGGCACTTTTGACTTAAGATACCCCATAAGGTCCAATTTAGACCTGTAATCTAAACTTGGATCTTGCTGAATCTCTAAAGATCTAAGTAACCACCTTTCACAGCTCATGTGCCACCCATAAGGTGACATATCATTATGATGGACAAGGGTGAATGCCAGTAAATAACTGAGCATTGGATGAACGACAAGGATATTATAGTCCTCAGTTCTATTTATGTCAATATTGTGGCTATGACTACATTTTGTATCACAGCGAACCCTACAGACCAAAAAATTGCCGGAATTTTTTTCCCCGATATTTTGGATTACTTTTTCGATTTTGGTTTTGGCTCTTCTCCCCATAGCTTGGGGTTCACAGTTCCTGGTCCAAACTCAATGTCTTTCAATCCAGTTCCGAACTTATCATAGTACATGTCAAATAATTTGACCTTCTTTCCACATCTACAGATGTCAAAGTTCATTACGCCATCAACAACATACGATACCTTGTAAGCATCCAATGGCAGTGACTTATCATTCAACTGAAGTTCATTAGCATTAACGTACAGAACTTCACACCCGTAGAGCTTTTTACAGACTGCTAGTTCATCTTCTGACCAGGCAGTGGGATCAACCACGGGTTCCCCAGACGATATCCGGGTAGGCTTCTTTAACAGTGTTGTGGGTGATTTTGTATCGTTTTCCAAGTTTCTTATCCTTTACTAAACACAGACACTCAGCTTCACTGGGATCCAAAGACTCCAACAACTGAATAAACATACTCTCTCTTTTTGTTTGACTGAGAGGATCATTACCACCCCTCACAAAGTTGTAGAGAATCCTATATTGACTGTTCAATCTACTTACACCTTCACCAGTCTTGTTGTCATTGGGGGTGTAAGGAACCTCACCTGGGGGGAGGGCGGTTTCAATGGACTCATCAAAGTTCCAAACAAACAAGTGAATCAAAGCAGGTGATCTATACTCTTGTAAGAGAGAAATTTTTTCTGCTTTTGTTTTTGCGTTTGAAATTTTCTGAAAAACTTCTGTTACTAATGGGTTGGGTGGTAATTTTTTAGTCATGATAATACTCCAAAATAATTAATCTTCCTCTTCAGTTTCATCATCATAAGTGAATCGAAATGAAATTAGTGAGTCGTGGAGAACATTTCCATTCTCATCATACATCTCGGGATGCATAGTTGGTTGTGGTTCTTGATTATACAGCAAATACTCTCTTGCTGTCCATCCAATTACACCACCAACAAAAAAAGACGTGATCGCAAATAACGATCCAACAAAAATACTTAGTGTTAGCATTGTTCTCCTCTCTGTGGAACTAGGCTGTCCCCCAGAGGGAACAACCACTTTACTTAAAGTGTGTGTTGTTCCTCCATAACTTAAAAATTATTTATACTATTATAACAGATCTTTCTCTTGTAGGTATTGTAAGGTATCTTTGAACCCACCAACATGCTCACTATTGATAGAGACCTGTGGAAATGTAGAACCTTCACCAAATTCAGCATAGAATTGATCCTTGGTGAAATCTTTCTCATACTTATACTCTAAGTAATCAATTTTGAGAGTCTCGAATAGCATTTTAACTCTCTCACACCACTGACAATTATCTTTGGAATAAAATACTGCTTTCATTTTAGTCTGGTTCATTTGTCTTTTCCTTTAATAATTCTTCTACACGTTGACGCATCCTTTCAGTCTCACGACGGATATCCTTTCGAGAATACCCACTTTTTTCGTGAGTAATTTGCCACCCATGATAAAACATAGTGATGGCAAAGATAGTTAGGAAAATAATTCCTATTACTTCAACGAGATGTCCATCCATGGAAGTATTGGATCAATAGCACCTACGAGCCGGAGGAGACCTTCAGCAAATAGAGCGAGAACAATCCAACCGACACACATGCTAATAATACTTGCATTTCTATTATGTCTCCGAATAGCAGCATCGATCATCTCCTGGCATTCTTCTTTGGTAACGTGGTGAGTTGGTGTAATCTGATCAAGTCGATGAGACATCTCTATCCTCGTTATACCAGAAATCTTCCCAATCTTTCTGGGATTCAGTTACATCTTCTACCATTGGTGGTTCATACAGAGGGCATGGTTCCTCAAAAAGATGCTGCATTCTGAGTTGCTTGATCCTTTCTCGGAGTTGTTTGTGGAACTCTACTTCCATGGGGGACCTAAAATCCAAGCTACTAAACTATATCTAGTTCCTCTCGTAACTGGAGTAACCTTGTGATGAGCGAAACTAGGGAACACAACAGAGGATCCTTTGCCTTTAAATTCCTGTGGAGAGTAGATCATATCATCGAGAGAAACCCCGTCCTTGACAGTGTTTTCAACGAATAATAGTTCACCACCATCATATTCATTTGGGTCAGATAAGTTAACACTTACACTGATTTTCCTAATCTTTCCAAAGTAATTTAAATTGTTAGGATCCGCATACACGTCGAATATGTCAGATGAACCATCGACATGCCAAGAGTAATGTTCGTTTAAATTATAACGCACAAATTGTAGTTTTTCCATAGATTGAATCGTCCAACCCCAACCTGCTTCCTCGTTGGCATTGATGATCATGTTCTCTATACGTTGATACAACCAAGTATCATCTAACCAGGTTATTTGACAATCTCTAATTGGTATGTCAATCTTTCCGTCCTTTGAACCATCAGATTGAACCTTCGCCTTTGATGCTTCTTGGGTAGCCTCGATCTGTCGGAGACCAGACTCTATTATTTTATCACACTCTTCATCAGAGAATGCTTTGGTGTAGTACCAATATGGAATTTTTAATTTCATGACAAAAAATTATCTTTTATGATTGAATAAACACAGAATTTCCAACTCCAACCCAACCAGTGTCACCACCCTTTACCCAGACGTTATTGCACAATTGCCAACCAGCACTGGTCTTAATGTAGACTTGACTGAATTGAAATATAGTTTCAATACTTCCATTCACTAGAGATGAAGCACCTTCATTAACAGTGTAAGGTTGATTCGTACCCAAAACTCCAAGAGATTTTAAATCAGAATTAGTCAACTCAAATTCAACAATAGCACCAGCACCTCCACCAGAACCACCACAAGCTTGGTTAACAATCCTCTGGCAACGGCAGCAACCACCAGCAATACCACCTGGGTATCCACAAGCACTTCCAGGAGGACAGCAACTATTCAAACAATAACTCACTGATGGATTACCACAACAGTAACTATTCAGGGGTCCTGGTGCTTGATAACTACTACTTGCTCCATTAGTTCCATCCCCTCCAGGTCCCACTCCACCTGCTCCTGCGGATGTTGAGGCAGGAGCACCAGGATTGCCATTGGTTCCCGTCACTAGTCCAACAGGAGCACTAAAAGTTCCCCGAGGACCCTCATTGAGGTTATTATAGTAACCACCCTCTCCTCCACCAGCATATGAGTTCAGGAAAGTGGTAGAACTTCCACTACCAACAAAACTTTGAGTACAAGATCCGTTACCGCTACCAACATTAGAGTGTAAACAGTTTACGGTGATTAAATCAGCACCCAAACCACCCTCTCCTTTGAGGATAACTCTGAGACTTCTTGTGTTTTGTGGTATAAAAATAGTACCACTAGTAGTGCTTATTGACATTTACCACTTCCCTATAGGACACTCTTGACCAGGCAACAAAACTTTGAGTTTCATAAAACATCCACACTTTTTACATTGTGCCGTTAACTTAAAAAATTCAGGACATTCTTTACAGATTGAATACCTTTCATTCCCTCGTTCTTGAACCTCTTTCAAATCCATAATGATTATCCCAATAAATGTGCCGCTACTTGAATAACTTCTCCATCAATTATCACCTCAACAAAATCATCTCGGAGAGAAGAATAAACTTCTACAGCTTTGACATCTGGAGTATCCTTTGGATACTTTTCTTTAACTTCTTTGATTCTCTTATCAACAGCAAGCAACATCGTAGAGTCACCGTGCCTAGCATGATAGAGAGCATCAAGTTGATCCCCGATGCTTGGATATTCTAACTCCCTACGTTCACCATATTTAACCAGTCTATTTCTTTTCTCATCCAGAGCATTTTTTGCCAGTTCCTTTCTATCAGCATCAACCTTCCTGATGTACTCATCTCTTGCGATTCTCTCAGCTTCAGATTTTCTCGTCTGAACTGCCATGTAAGATTCAAGATCATTGGAGTGTCCGACTTTCAGAGGGACATCATCAACATTAACAAACTCAACTTTAGGAATATCTACTGCAATAAATTTTGAAATCTCTTCTTCTATTCTTGCAACGTCCCAGCCAGCTTCAATCTTTACATGTGCCTGAGATCCGTTCTCAAATCTAACAAGTAGATGACTTGTAGTTACATCAGTTACAGTGTATCTCATAATTTTGGGTAAGAATTTTATCCTCAGTATATATAATCAGATTTGATACCAGATATCACCAAAAGTACCGAAGCCAGCACTTGGAGACTGGGTGCTAATGTATCTGGTTCCAAAGGCATTACTAGCAGAACTAATGGCAATTGTAGATCCACCAGAAACTGTGATTGGATTAGTACCACCGTAACCTGTCTGAACGACGGAGAGAGCAGAAGAACTAGTAATTGTAACGGCAGCACCAGAGACAGCACTTACACCCAGTCCCTCTCCGAAGTCAATAGTACCAGCAGCACCAATTAAAGCACCACTATCTCTAATATTAATACCAGCTCCAACTCCTGTCAATCCAGTGATTCCACCACCATCACCAATGAATGCTGTTGCTACAACCTGTCCAGTATTACCAACCATAGTAATACCTGAACCAACGTTCAGATTATTAAAAGTAGAAGTGCCAGAGGCATCATTTATTCGAGCATTAACTGTCGTGGCATTTATCTCACCAGAAACAGTTGCTATTCCCGTGACATTTATATTGCCAGTGACATCTACTGTGCTTGCAATGACATCTAATTCCCCATCCGTTTGTATCTTGGATGTGGAAGCAGATCCAATCAAACTAATTTTCTTTACACCAAAACCTTGTTCTGCCATGACAGTTTTTTAGCTATTTATGGTAACACCGATGATCTCCACACCCTCTATTGATAGTATGGGTGACGTAGCAGCAGGTGGAGGTGGTGGAGGTGGATCTACATTTGTAAGATTAACACTAGCACTTGTAAGGACGATTGTTCCAGAAATTGATCCTGTTCTGACAAAAACATTGAACGTTTCAGTTTCTTCACTGACAACATCTTCAGCAGCAGTCACGGTAAAAGAACCATTGTTAGCAGTGATGGTAAAACTACCACTAACAGCCTCGAAGTCTTCATCAACTGTGGTGCCATTATTAATGGTCCAGTATAAAGTTGTTCCGTTACTAACGTTAGTTGTACCTACATTGAATACTCCCGATGAACCCTCCTCAATAGAAGTTGGTATAGATCCAAATTCATAAACTGCTGTTGGAGGTGGTGGAGGAGTCTCATTAGCAAATGAATTATATTGAATTCTAGTAGCAGCACCTCTCATGTTGAAGGAACCAGTCCAGTAATCTGTGGAAGCTGAATCAGTATATTGATCCTGATACATTGAGGTTCCAATATCATAACTACCACTTCCATTATTTTTCAACCATGTCTTTACATCAATGGATGTGGCAGTAGGATATCTCTCCATATAAAGTGCTATCTGTCCAGCACAGACAGGAGATGCAGCACTTGTCCCATTGAAATTACAATCCCAAAAATTATTATCATCCTGCCGTCTAGCAAGTGTGTATCCACCTTGACTGTAAACACCACCTGCTGCTAATGTTTCGTCGGCAGGTGACCACACATCAATACCAGGACCATTATTAGAATAACTTGCTTTTCTCTCCCTGTAAGTTCCATCTTCTAAAATATATTCATCCATGGCACCGACACAAATTACAGGATGAAAATCAGAGGATGTATTGAATCCTATACCTTGTGGATTCATCCAATCTCTGTGTCCCGATGGCACTGTCCCAGTAGGAAATTCTGATCTTGGATCAGTGGTTCCAAAGTAAGCATCCTCTAGATAGTCCAATCTATGTAAATCATCAGCACCCACACCTAATCTTTGGTTGTTGTTACCAGCCGAAGCAACATAGATAACTCCTGATTCCATCATCTCATATGCTGCTTGATCTGTTGAATTAGACCTAGATGAAGAAGCCCAAAAATAAGTAAAACCACTAGCATAAAAACCATTCTTCATGGCAGTTACCTGACTAACCGTTGAAGAATTAGCATCGAATGTTCCAGTTTGATTCTGGAATCTATAATCGATAGCTCCCGAAAAACTATAGAATCCTGCTCTATATCCCCAACTACCATTGATAACTGTTGGATCTTTCTGAGCAGCACCCGATCTAACTGGTTTGTATTGATGAAAAAGTTTCATCAAATCATAGTTTGTTTCTACTGACATACCAGTTACATCACCAATACCAGGCATGTTCCAGATGTTTGCCTCAAATGCCAGACCAAAGTTTTTACCAGCAGCAAGAGAAGCAGAGGCAGTTCCATGTCCACTACTCATATTGCTGGTTCCATTAACAGGATCAACACCTAGAGCATTTGGAGCAGTGTACGCTCCTGGTATAGTCACAGTGCCAATGGTAGAAAATCCTGAAGATCTCATGCTGGAATTTTGCCACCAATTTACAGCATCAGCAGTATTGACTCCTACTCTACCATCGGGTTTGGTATATGTCTTAGATGGATCAGGATTCCCGTAAGCTCCTTGAAAGTAATCTGGATCAATATAATAAGGACCATCTAGAACAATGTCTCTCACTCTAGATGTACCATCATCTTTCATAAACTCAGGATGATATTGAAGAATACCAGAGTCCTGAATTATAATATCAACATTTGCTCCAGTTAAATTGTAGGATATATTGGTACTGATTGGTTGTGGATTACCACTCACTGGTGGTGGCCAAAGAACTCCATTAGTTAGAATGCCAACCCTCGGCATTGCCCAGTTAGTTCTATTGAGTTCTCCAACAGTGGACACTCCTGGTGGAGGATAACTTCCAAGATCTCTGTATACTTTAACATCAGATGGCCATCTATCAGTTTGATCTAGAAATGGTTTGGGATAACTATCTGAATAGCAGGTTGGACATAACTCTACCCATGCTATCTTTTCATGTGACTTGAGTTCTTCTGCCTCGTGATCTTCCAGATCAAAAGTTCCTCTAGTTGGACTGTGTAACTTTTCATCTGTACAAGTTACTTCTCTGTCTGGAATACATGGACATGAAGAAACTCCACACAGAACATCATGGATCTCTTGCCAGTCTTCTGGATTGTGAACACTAATTGTATACTTCATTTCAGAGCAATGTAGATCTAGAGAATCTAAATGTGGTAAGTCCTGTAATTCCTGCTTCTGGGGTGGCTCTTAATTGTAAGTCTCCAGAGTTAATGGTGACTCCAAGACCAGCAATTGTATTTTGATTTGTCATGATAGCATATGGTTGGAAGGAAACACTTCCTCCACCAAGATTCAATATCATGATTTTTTGTGCTTGAGTATTATTTTGATTCTGTAAATGAATAGTATACTCAGCAAGTTGGAAATCAGTATCTGTCAATGTATATGAATCAAGAACAGTTGCCACACCTACAGCAGCAGTGAAAGTTCCGATTCCACCTTGGAGTCCAAAGGACTGTCCAAGTTGCAACTGAGTTTGTGGAGCAGTAGTAGCAATACCAACGTTGGAAATGGTGTTAATACCGACTCCAGTTTGTTCCCACAGTCCAGCGGCACCACCTCCACCGCCTCCTCCTCCACCACCAGAGGATGCTACGTTGACAAGACTTACAAATGATACGTTTGGTTCAGATGCTTTTACAATAATTGATTGATCTTGACCAACATACAAATCTTGAATTGTGTAGTTACCACCTGGACCTATGAGGCTACCATAGGTGATCCATCCTTCATCCAAATTACCAACAGTATCTGCTACTCCAACAAATATTCTTGAGTTAGCATGACCATTATTGTTAACACCAAGAGTGTAAACTACATCTGCTCCTGGTGTAGACAGAGTTACATTGTTTCCTTTGGTAGAATCACTGGTAGTAAATGTATCACTAGCACCATATCCAGTCGAACCTCCACCACCAACTCCAATGACAAGAAAAGAAACATCTGCTATAGATGATTGTACAAATACAGATTCTCCTTGATCAATGTACAGTTTATCTTCCTCTATTGTTTCAAGAGCTTGAATATGATTTCTTCTATTGACATAGTTGACGTAGGTGGGAGGAGGAAAATCCTCTACGAGGATGGTTCCAAGCATATTGCTGTGAACTGAACACTGATAGTAGAAAGTTCCAGCAGCAGTAGGAGTCCAGCTAACAGTGGCAGTTCCCTCTCCAGTTGCTCCATCAACACTTGATCCTCCAGGAGATACTCTGAGATACATGGGGTGAGATTCCCATGTAGCAGTATTATCAAAAGTTAAAGTATCTCCTACGTAGATAGTAACGGTACGGTTATATCCCATAACCATACCATTTCTATCAAATCCATCTAAAGTATAGTTTCCAGCTAATTCAAAAGTTGTAGTTATCTCATGCGTAGTTACACCATAGCTGGTGGTAACACCAATAGAATATCTAGCATCAACGTTGTTCTTATTATTTACATAAACTGTTACAGTTTCGGATCCAGATGAAGCAGTAAAAATCCCTACTGGATTTGGATTGACTGTAACTAATGACCCCAGTTTACCAAACGTCACTATATTACCTAAGATACCGTCTAGATATTTATGTGTTATAATGAGTGAAAGAACAGATAAGATGATTATCCTGACTGGTCACCAAGGATTTATTGGTACACATTTTAAGAGAAAATTGTGGGAGAAATCTGTCTATCTGGTAGAGCAAGATACCTGTTATAAATTCCTCAAACATTTTGATAACTGGGATAGAGTAACCCAGAT